ATTTGGAATAAATAGCCAAAGAGCTTTTTCAAATACAACAAAAGATATTTCCAGCATGAACTCTAGTATGGCTGGATTTTCAAAAACAATAAAAGGAGTACTGATAACTGCAGCTTCATTGGCGTCTGCATTATCTTTTACAGCAGCTAATGATAATTTAATTAATATACAAAATAGGCTAAAGCTTGTAACTTCTTCTACAGAAGATTTGATTAACACACAAAATCTTCTGTATAAATTATCTAAAGAAACACGCTCTTCGTTTGAAGGTGTTGTTCGCTTATATTCAGATTTTTCTTCATCTTTGAAATCAATAGGAATTTCTGAAGAGAGAATTTTTAAAGTTGTTAAAACAATTCAACAATCAGCTGTATTATCCGGTAGCTCTATGGATGCAACCAATGCAGCTTTAGTGCAATTATCTCAAGGTATTTCATCTGGAACATTAAGAGGTGAAGAGTTAAATTCTGTATTGGAGCAAATGCCATATTTAGGCCAAGCTATTGCTAAGCAATTAGGAATGACAACAGGTACTTTAAGAAAATTTGCTGCAGAAGGCGGACTATCTGCAAAAACTTTATTGACAACAATTGAAAAGATTTATACAAGTACAGATAGAGATTTTAACAAAACAGTTATAACTTTTTCATCTGCATTTCAAGGATTGGCCACTTCCATGAAGCTTTTTATAGCTGAAGCAGGGGCATATGGTGGATTGTCTTTAAAACTGATAAATTTAACATTGACATTAACAAATGCTATCGATATTGCTTCTAACAATATTTTTGGTTTATCATTTTTGATAGATCATGCATTTAGTAAAATTGTTAATAGTATAAAAAGTACAGCTTTAGCTACTAGCGCTGTATATGGAATATCGGATAGAATTGCTTCCACTATGAAGTCAATCTCCTATGCATCAAATGAATTGAAAAAATTCAATGTAGAATCTTTAAGTATTTCAGAGATATATAGTAAGCTATCTAGTATTTTTGTAAAAGTGGCAGATTCTGTACAAATTACAATTGACTATGTTACAGAATTAAAATCAAGATTAATTTCTGCCAAAAGTGAACTTAAAGAATTTTGGGCAGACTTGAGCGATATAACTCCTGCAACCTTTATAAAAGATTTATCGACAGAATCTTCTGCCTTAAATGTATTAGATGAACTTAAAACAAAGTTTTATGATTTAAAATCTGCATTTCTATCTTTTACCGGCGCAATATCCAGTGCAGATTTTGTAAAATTATTTACAGAAGTTATTAAAACTGGCATGATTTCTTTAGAAAGAATTGTAGGATTTATGCCTGTATTAAAAGGCGCTGTATTCACTGCATTTACAGATTTAGAAGTAGGCTTTTATGATTTAGTAATTGATGCAAACGCCTTTCTTTATAAAGCATTAATGCCTTTAGCAAGAGGTTTTGAAGGATTGGCTGAAGCTGCAAATGGTTATATATTTCAAGATAGAGCTCTTGAAAGATCTTTTGTAAGACTTTTTCAAGTTAAAAATATAAATGATTTTACAGTAGCTTTAAAAGACTTTAATCATCAACTGTTAACTACAAAGTTTGATAATTTTAACTATTTCTTTAAAGAAGATTTTTCAAGACCCTTTAAACGATATTGGTTGTATCCAATCCAAGATATTTTAATTAATTTAGGATTAATGGATAACAAATTACTTAGAATCAGAGATACCAGATTTGATCGTATTCAAAATTTCTTTATAAACTTTGGTAAAACAGTTTCTAGAGCATATTCCGATATTATTGCTCCAAATTTAGAGCCTTTAATCTTGAAGGCTTTAATACGTGTAAGAGCATTTGTAGAAACATTTGTGTCTTCCTTTTATCAAACATTTAATTTTAATAAAGGAGCGACTTTTGCAAATTTATTAGTATCAGGGGTAAAATCAGGTATAGAGAGTGTACTTAATTACTTAGATGGTATTGAACCTGGCTCAATTGCCAATAGATTTTTAAAATTATTTGATGTAAAAGCTATTTTAATATTTTTAAAAAATGCCTTATTAGGTATTGTTGATTTTATAAAAGGTTTTATAGGGACTCTTTATGTAGAGATTAAAAATAGTTTAAATATAAATGAAATATTTAATACTATTGTAGAAGATATCAAATCTAAAGTTTTATCTGTAAAAATAGATTATAATTTAGGAATTGACAAATCTTTAATTTCTGAATCTATTATCTTGATAGATTCTTTATTCTTGAAAATAAAACAAAAATCAGAGAGTGTTTTACCAAAGGTTAAGGCTAGTATTCAAGAATTTGCAAATTTTATCAAGGATTCGTTTTATGATATTTGGGACAAAATTGTAGGTCATTCTTATTGGCCAGATACTATAGATGGTGTTGTTGATTACACAAACAATTTATCTAAAGCAATTTCAAAGATATCTGAATTTTCAAAAAGTATAATAACTAAATTTTCAAAAATATATGAAGATATTAGTGGAAAAGTTAAAGAATCTACAATAGCTTCAGATATTATTCAGTCTGTTAAAACTATTAATTTCTCTGAGGTTTATAATACAGCAATTAAAAATATGAGCAGTTTAGCAATTGCTGCCTTTATTGCAGTATTTGGTAGTGGTAAATTAAAATTAACACTTATTGGATTTTTAGGAACTATTTTCAATGGCTCTTTAAATAGTGTATTATCCTTGATTATACCTGGTATCGCAAATGTATTAGCCAAAGGTGGTGGAGATTTTGCAGGTAAATTTGTAAAAGGCTTTATTGAACAATTTGATATATTATTGGGGCAATTGCCTAATTTTATTGCGTCATTTTCTAAAGCACTTTTGCCATTGCCTGATATGATTGCAGAGTCTTTTAATAACTTCCATTTTATAAACAATACTATATTACATGGTATATTGGCTATAACAGCTGCTTACGCTTTGTTTGCAGATAAGGGTTTTAAAACAGTAAAGAAATTTATTAAGTTTGGTGATTTTACAAAACAAGATACTCCTTTTGCTTACGCAAGATCTTTATTTAAAAATGATTATTCATCTATTGGTGCAGATATTGCCAAAGGTATTACCGATAAAAAGAAATTAATATCTACTGCTTTCAAAACAGCAATTAATGCAGTTGCATTTGATGAAAATAATATTTTTGAAAAAATATTTGTAAGTCCTAAATTAGCATTGGCTGCTGCGGCTGTCTTTACTACAGCCTTATTAGAAAGCGTAACACTGGTAGAAGCTTTCGAAGTAGGTGCTCCTTTATTGGCTTGGGCGCTGTTCGGAAAAGATGGTGGTACAAGAATAATTAAAGATACATTTGAATTGACAGGTACAATTTCTGGAATTGTTTATAGAAAACTTGTTACAGAATTGGGAAGTTTATTAGGTAAAGATAATCCACTTGTAAGATTGATGGATGCACCTTTTGAATATTTGAAAACATTTTTCAAAAATACAACCAATCAAACAAAAACAGCAAAAGGACCATTGACAACTGCATTTATGGATTTATTTTCCGGTGCATTTACTTCTTTAAAAAACTTAAAGAAAAATGCAGAAGCTTATGGTGCCGGCCTTATAACCATGTCAGAAGCAATGGAAAATATTACACCTGCCACAAAAGCTGCTGAATCTAGTTTATCTAAGTTTAATAAATACTTAATTAGCCATAAAAGTATGACTAAATTTGAAGATTTCTTCAAAATACCTGAAAAACAAGAATTGTCTATGAGCGAAAGATTTTCCAATTTAATGTCGGAAATAGGTAAAATTAAAATAGGCGATACTTCCTTAAACTCTATCTTTACTCCATTAAGAGAAGGTTTTTCAAAAAATTATAATAAGTTAAAAGATATTATAAAGAATGGCAAATTAACAGAAACTTTTTTAAATATTTTTAGCAAATTAAAAGATGCTGTTAAAAGTAAATTTGAACCTATTATCGATTTAATGATGGATGGTTTAAAAGGTGTATTTTCAATACTTAAAAATAAATTTTCATTAGGTGCTATTTTAATGGCATTTTCGGGTGCCGCATCTGCAGTAGTATCTTTTACAGATGCTTTTAAGGTTACAGGAGAAAGTATTTCTACAGTTATAAAATCTTATATGGCAATGACTTTAGGTATTTTTACTTTATTAGGTGTTATTGGTTTTGCAAGAAGAGGCTTATATGCTTATGATAAGGCTGTTGAAAAAGCAATTAAATCTGCAGCATTACTAAATACTGAACTTTCACAATCAGATAAGATTAGAGCAGGTCTTGGCGGTTTATTTAGTTATTTAAATAAATCAATTGAAAGTATAAAAACTTGGCCAAATAAAATTAAAGAGAATGCTACTAAAATAAAAGATTTCTTAGTAAAAGCTTTTGATTTTGGTAGAGATGCAGCTAAAAACATAAAATCTACATTTACAAATACTATATTACCATTGTTATCTAGACTAAAAGGACCTTTATTAATTGCAGCAGGCGCTATCGCAGTTGGCGGTTTTCTTTACACTTGGATATTCGGAGATGGAACTGTATTTGAAAAATTGGGATTTGTGTATGATAAACTTAAAGAAATAATTGGACTACAACCTACTTCTCGCTTAGGTCGTCAAGGTGTTTTAGAAACATCTTTAGCTCCTATGCAAATAGGAGAAAGAAAAGTTGACTTCTCAAGACAATTGAGTACGGTAGATTTTGAAAAAATGTCTACAGGTTCATTTATTATTTTCTCAAAAGTTGCAGAAGAAACTAAAAACACTTTAGATAATTTGCAAGAATTATATATTAAACAAGGTAATTTAACAGATGCTCAATTGGCAGAACTTGATAAATTATTGGAAACACAAGCTCGTGTAATTTCTAAAGCTCCTCAAAGAGATTCAAAAGGTATTGCAGATACACTATCTAAAGTATTAGATAATTATTTAAAAGTAGATAATAGTTTCTCAGGAAGAATTAGAAGAATTTTTGACATGATGTATAATTCTGTGGCAGGTTCTTTTGAACTACTTGGAATGATGTTTAAAAAATATATATTTGATTTTTCTGGATTATATAAATTATTTAAAACTTCTTATGAATCTTTTATAAATTACTTAATTAAAAAGACACAAACTTTAGAAGATATTAGATCAATGGCTGATCACATTTCAGCGTGGATACAACCTTTTAAAGATTTATCAGATGCTATTCCTAATATCCCTGCCGGCTTGGAACAACATATTAACGAACTTGCAGATTATTTTGAGCAGCGATTTAATGAAATGACAAAGGCTATGCCTGAGCAAGATGCATTAGCTCAATATAGAAAGATGCAAGAAAGCTTTGCCACTATTAGAGAGAATATGACAGACTTGCCTATACCTCTTCAAGATGCACTTGATGCGCTTTTAAGAGATGTAGAAAACAAATGGAATAGATTAAAAGCTTTGGAAGAAGCAAAAGCTCCAAAAGCTGAAATTAATTTAGCCAAAGCAGACTATGAGCGAGCAGCGAGCAAGGTTATGGGTAAAAGTCCTTTGACAGGTATGACAGCTCCTCAAGCCTTTGGATTAGATCTCAAAAATAAAAAAGATTTAGAAGCATTTAATAAACGTTTTACCGATTTAAAAGATAATGCTAAAACGTATTTAGATTTAGACTTAGGAGAGAATGCAAAAGAGCTTATTGGAAGCGAATCTGATATTAAACGTTTTGAATCTTTAATCAATACTGCTAAAACAGCTTCTTTTGAATTATTAAATCCTAAACATAATACTCTAGATACAGAATTGCGTAGAAGTCTATTAACTACACAGCGTTTGGCAAAAGCAATAGCTGCTGCTGAAAAAGAAAGAATGGATGCTCAAATTACAATTCCATCACAATTAGAATTTCAAATAAAAGTTTTAGGTGATGAGCAATATAAAGATTCAATAGAATCTTTGAGAAATACAAATATTGCAGCTTATGAAGATTTTGTAAACTTGACCAATTCAATTGATACAATGCAAACACAATTGAATAATTTTAATGCAGACGGTTCTGTTAAAGATTTTGAAGCTTTAAGAGTTAAAATTACTGAAGCAAAAAATGCTGCTATTGCAAAATTACCTGCTTCAAATTGGATAGATTCTTTGAATTCAAAATTACAAGCAATAAGTGTAGAAAATATAACTAAAGAAAGATTTGCATTATTTAATGAAAATCAAGTAAATGAATTAAATTCATTTTTGAAAAGTATTAAAACAAAAGAAGAAGAATTAGCAGTAATGCGTAGAAATGGAAAACCATTTTCTGAGCAAATTAATAAACTTCAAGAAATTTTAAACTTAGCTAAAAAGATAAAATCTTTCTTGTCAGGTACTTACGGTGGTAATTTAAATCAAGTTTTATCAGATTCTACTAAGACTAGAGGACAAAAACTTGAAGCTTTGAAAACAGAAAATATTTCTGTAGATCCTAATATTATAATGAAGGGTAACAATGCTATAGATCAGTCTATTGAATTATATAAACAAAATAATGAAGCTATGATAGCTTTAGCAGATACAGCAAATCTTACAGATGATGCTCTAATTAAACAAGCTGGTGTTTTATATAGTTCTCAGAAAGCTTTAGAGTTGTTGGCGGAAGTAACTATATCTACTGTTGATGATATTATTTCAAGTTTTGGTGATTTAAATATTTCTATTTCTAAATTATCTTTTTCAAGAGCTTCTAAAAATACAAGAGCATTTTTAATAAGCATTGGAGATCAAATCTTAGCAATTGATAGAGTATTAAATTCTACAAAAGCAAATGAAGGATCTGTAGCCTTAATTAAACAAAGAGAAGCATTACTACAAAAAGCTTCTGATGTTTTAATAAAAACTTCTCAAAATACTTCTGAAGGCATTACCAATTCTTTAAGCAAATTAGGAATTTCTGAAGAATCTCAAATAGCAAACTTATCTGAATCTATGATTAATAGTTTATTAGGAATAGACAGATATATTGAAGGTTTAAGATTTAAAATAAAGAATGCATTAAATGTTTCTGAATACTTAGAAGGTTATAAGAAAATAAAAGAAGTAATGAATTCTGTTAAACATATTGTAGATGTTTTAAATATTAAAGAAGCTTTCTTTAATTCTGTAAAAGATGGTATGACTGAGGGTGCAAAAGCCGCTTTTGAAAAATTCAAAACATTATCAGGTAAATCTAACTTTGATTTCAAAGACTTTTTAGGAATAGACAAGGCCTCTAGACAGCAAATAAACAAACGATTATCTGCCTTAGATGCCATCAGTAAGCTTGTAGAGTTGCCAAATAAAACAGACAAGGAAATAGAGCTTATCAAAAAGTTTTCTGAGGGTATGCCTCCAGAATCTGTAATAAAAGAATTGTCAGATCAAAATGTTTTATTAGATCCTGTGTGGCAACAAGTAAATTACTTACGTCAAATTAATGATGGTGTAAAAATACTTAATAAACAAGAACCTACAAATAAAAGTACCGATCAAACATATGATCCGACTATTGTAGAGGGTAATAAAACTGATAATGCGGCTTCTTATGATGAAAGTAAAGTTTATAATAGACTTGAAAATAGCCTAACCAGTACAATAGATACATATGTGGATTCCGCAATTTCGTCTACTAAAGATGGGTTTAAGAAATTAAGAATTGTTTTTGCTAAAAATAATGAAACGATTGGCCAAGAGTGGCTTACTGCTTCAGACTCTCAGTTGCAATCTGCAACTAATATGAGCACTGCAATTTATGATATAAATCAGGCATTGACTAAAACAGACGATCCTGAAGTTAGAAGACAACTTGGATTATCTATTACTCAGTATCAAACATCGTTGAATGACCTAAAAGATTTAGTTGTACAACAAGCTACTGCTGCTCAAACAGCCGGTATATCATTTGCTTCTGAAATGGCCAGTGGTTTTAAAGATGGTTTCAAATCTTTATTAAAGGGTGAAACAGACTTTAAAGGCTTTTTGACAGGTATTCTTGATAAATTCACAAGCGGTATTATTGACAGTTTTGTTGAAGGATTGAGTAAACCATTTACAGATAATATGGATTCTATTTTCAAAAGATTAGGATCTTCGTTATATGATATCGGTGCTAAAGCGTTTTCAGGGCTTTCTGATATGTTCAGTGGAATGGGCGGTTCAGGTGGTTTGTTTAGTTCTTTAGGTTTTGCAACAGGTGGTTGGGTTTCCGGCCCTGGAACAGGAACATCGGATTCCATACCTGCAATGTTGTCAAACAAAGAGTTCGTTGTTAACGCAAAATCTGCGGCGAAGTTCGGTCCCCTACTCACTGCTATCAACACGGGCAAAATCGGCCATCTGGCTGCGGGAGGCGTGGTCTCAGGTGCAGATCTGACGCCGGTCTTGACCAGTCCGAAGTCGGTTGACCTGAAAGTGAGTCGTTCAAATGATGCTTCAAAAGCTCAGCAAGTAATAAACTTAAATATAACTGGCGATATCTCCAGACAAACAAGAAATGAAATTTACAAAATGATGCCGCAAATTGCATCAGGTGTAAATACTCAAAATAAAGAAAGAGGATATAGAGGATAAACAATGTACGGTATTTATGATACATCAACTTCAAAGGTTATTGCCGAATTCGTAAGTCCTATTACGGTAAGAAGCAATCAACCTGTGTTTATATCAGATACCCTTTCTTTAAAAAGATCAGCTTATAAAAGAGCTACACAACGGTGGGAGATAGAGACAAAACTGTAGCATTTATCGCCAAAATAGATAAAACTTGATTTTCGCCATCCGAACTAACCAATAAAATTGAATCACCGACTGAAAGCTCGGTGGACATGTCTACTTGAACTTTAATGCTTGCC